AGGTATGTTCTCTAGCGCGGCGTCCAGGACGTCTAACGTGACGTCCATCCGAAAGAAGTCACGTCCTGGATAAGCGGACTCCAGCAAGCCGAAGATCAGGCCCCAGTCGGTACGCTTTGCGCTTCCGGGTTTGGGGAATCCTCGCCTTCTGACGTCTGGTCCATCAACTCCCACCAACCGAGTTCAACTAGTATCCTTTGCCACGGACCGTCATCAGAAGCCAAATAGTTGGCGTCGTCTTCCGAAAGTCCCTCCATGCAAGCCTGCAGAAGGCCCTTCCGGAGTTGACGCTCCCGGCGGTTGATGTAGGATAGGTACTCTTGCGTGCCCATGCCGGCCCGCTCTTCGTCCGACGCGGCGGTCTGTTCCCATCGGGTCCAGGCGGCTTCGACGTCGGTTTGAACGGGTACAGGGCAGCCACCCTTGGAGTAGAACGCCTTGACCTTCACAGGGTCGGCGTCTTCGTACTCGAAGGTGTATATTTTGTATTTGGGCTTGATTTGAATCACGCTGGACGTAGGCGGCTTCGAAGGAACGTGACTGGCCAAGGGATCAACTCCCGAATAAGCGACCTAGGCTCTCAGCGAGCCTAGGCCACTTGTTGAACGGAGTAACGCTGCTTACGCAGCGGCCTCGATGATGTCGCGGATGGTAGCGACCCGGCCGCTGCCATTCGGGTCCGGAAAGAGGGAAACGACGAACGGGGTAAGCGCCGCGTTCTCGGGGCCGAAGGTCCACTGTTGTGCACCAGTCGGCTGCGTGTGCCAACCCGCCACTCGAACCGCCTCGTCGTCCCCCTGGTGGAGGATGTCGAAAGCGACGGAGTAGTAGTTGTCGGCAACCGTCTGACCCATGGTCCAGTCGGTATGACCGCGCACGCCAGAACTCGGAGCCGTGGTTGAGACGGAACCCTGACCAGTAGCCGTAACCAAAGAAGCGAGGTCGAATTCGCCCAGGTTCGCGGTCATGGTCACCGTACGGCCGGTAGCCGGTCGGGCCACCGGGTCAAGGGACTGGTCCATCCGAACTTCACCACGGCTGATCTCCGCGTTGAAGCCCAGGCCCCCCTGCGTGTAGCCGCCGTCAGTCCAGGTAGACCAAGCGGTGCCCCACTCGACCGTGTCCGCCGGGAGTGCGTTCCCAGAAGCCGACACCTTGTAGTAAAAAATCAGGTCCCTAGTAACTAGGACCTTACTCTGGTCAGGCATTCTAGCCTTACCTCACTCGAACGAACCCGGTTGGGGTCCTACTTGCGGGTCGCCGGAGCCGCCGGAGCCGGGGCGGAGGGAAGAGCCGGAGCCATTGCCGACGCGAGCGCTGAGTCCTCGGGCGTACCGCCGGTCAGCTTGTCGAGCAAGTCCTGACCCTTGGGCGTTTCGAAGGAGTGCAGCCGCGAGTGCTTGATCAACACAGCTGCCAATTCCTCTGAAATCGGGACGTTGTCGCCGGGCTTGTAGTCCTTGCCGTCCACCGTCAAAACGTCTGCTCGTCCAGTGTACTTTAGCATATTTTTACCTCACCTTCAGCCCGGGCAGGGCGAATGGCGGTTTGACGCCTCGAATGTTGATCTGGTCAGCCAGTCGCTGCGCCTCGAACTTGTCGATAGTCTCGAACAGACCAAGAGCGAAAGCGCCGATCAGCGCGTCGTTCGCGTTTGGTGAAAGTGAACGGGCCAACTGGGGGTGAGAAGCCGCGAGTTCTGGCAGACCGCCGAAATTCTCCTTGATTCCCTCAAACCGCAGCCGCTCCGAAGCGGACAGGTTCCGTTCAAGGCCGTTGTCACCCACGGTCCGGTAGTAAGCGTACAGCCCGTGCGACACCCCATTGAATGGCTGTGGGACGCAGCGGAGGGTAATGTGCGTGTGCTTCCGACCGCAGCCACCCTTCTTAGGGTCGCAAATCAAAGCCTCACCGATGCCGTGGTTCCCCCGAATCCGAACCAAGAAGAACTCTGCTTCGAGCATGCGGCGCTGTTCAGCCAGAGCCTCCGCCGTTGGTAAGAACCACGGACGCGGAATCTCTTGTCCTGATGTCGGGAGAATTAGACTGGTCAAGGAACCCTAACCCCGCTATACTTTACTAGGAGTGCGCAAAGTCCGTATGGCCAGTCTACGTTCGGCTCGTGCAATATTATCCGGCCACCCTCAGATCGTACACTATAGACGCGTGTGTGCGCAAGTACGAAACCGGAGGGAGTTCGAGTGGCACCACGAGGAATCAGCCTTTGGAGTACCAAGTCCGAGAACCGCCGCGCTTCGCGCTCGTTCGGACCATAGCACTTGAAGTCGAAACGTTCTTCGACGATACCCAACTCCAACTCGCCCGGCCCGCCTCTGGGACCCTCTACCAGAACAGCGAAAGCAGGCATCGGCCAATCGTCATCGCGTTCAGTGGCTATTCGAGACGAGGACAAAGTAGCTAGTTGAGTGTCGTTTTTCAGGCGGGCTACGAGAGCGCCCGCCGGGTCTACATGTTCGGCCATTACGCCCCCCGCTTGCGGGCTTCTTCCCGAAGTGTCTTGCGAACATCGCCCGCTAACCGGTCAAAGGTGGGCCGAATAAACGGCTGCGCCGCCGTCTTATACGTGCCGAGTTCTACGTAGATTGCATGACCGGCGCGCGCCCCGATTTCCATAAAGTATCTATTGTCTACTTGCCGAATGCGGACGTACAAGCTGTCCCGTAGTTCGCCGGTGTCTACTGGGACGATGCTTTCCATGTATTCTAGGCCGCGCTTCATGCACTGTTCGAAAGTAGCTTTGATAACGTCCTGACCGAAACGCTCCAGGCTCTCGCCTGCCCATTCGAGTTGGAAGGTGGGAGACGCGATCAGTACACGACGACCCCCGTAGTAGAAGCTTTTTCCAGAACGGGAAGTACCGGCTGTGAACTGACCGCGCCTACCGTAAGCCATTAGAGTCTCCGTACCTGCCCGCCGCGCAGAGTCAAAACACGCTCCAACACTGGCCCGAAATCAGCCGATGGAGCATCAACCTCGACTTCAAGCGGGCCAGCCAACAGCACCGCGCCGCTTGAATCGCGGATGTCCGAAACCAGATGTCCTACCGTAGTAGGGTCGTCGTGCGCCACGGTCAAGGTCGGCGTGTTGATGGTAGTTCGAGTCGAAATGTCCACCGACATAGTAGCCAGTGGGTCGTACTTACACTTCACGCCGACGACAGGTGTACCCGGCACCCAGTCCCTACTGCCGTCGTCGTACGCGTCGGCACTCGTCCGGGTTCGAGGCGTCCGCGTGTACGTGTGAACGTACAGAATGGCCAAGTCCCGGCGAATGCTAGCAGCGGCGGCTTCACTCAGAAGAGTCATTTTCCTGATCCCGGACGGCCTGCGCTTTAGCTATCAACGCATCAGTAATTTGATCCAACTGAGTGGGAGTTAGCAAGTCTCCATCTTCTAGACGCTTGACGTCTATCACCACCATTTGGTTTTTTGGGACCCCATCCTTCTTCAAATGGTCCACGTTGTGTGCCAGAACGGTAGACCCCGGGCGTGGACGGTTACCTGCCACCCAAATACCACCTACTATAGCCACTCCCTCGACGATGTCACTGACACGACCCCGGATCGGATAGAAAATGTCACCCTCGTAGAACAACGGGAAAGCGGCTACTTCGATAGCCTTAGCAACCTCCCCTGCTAGAAGCACCGCAAGGGCAATCACGGCGAACGCAAGATAATTGCGAATTTCGATGCCTGTCACTTTCGACCCCCGGCGGTGTGTGTTCGGTGCGATGGTACAGCCATGCGAAGTACAAAGCCGCTACCATCAGAGCAAACGCTACAAAAAATTCGAATGGCCAACGACGGTCTACCGTTCCGAAAAACTCCTGATTGTTGAAGGTGTAGTCCAACCAAGTAACGGCCCGCCAACCGGTACCGACCAGAACTACCCCCATGATCAAGAAGTCTTTCAATCGAAACAACTGATAGCCGTCCCCACCGCTAGCCAGCCTAACCATGGCCTTAGTTTGGGGCCACCAAACTGAAAAGGCAGCTAGAGCCGAAATAACCCAGAATAGAGCTATCATCGCTGATACTGCCTCAGGCATGATGCTTTCGTGGCCTCCAGGATTCCTCAATGGAACGCTCCCACCAGTGATCCACCGAAGCGTTTACCTTTTTTATTGCGTTGCGACTGTCTAATTTAGTTTGCTCTAATTCGCGTTTTTCTTCCTCCGATACCGGCGGCAACGGACCAGGACCCACCAGCTTTCCGAGTCTGTCTCCTACCCAATTCAGCATTTCTGGGAACCCCATCATGCGTCCGGCCTCGGCAGTCTTCGCCGCACCGTCTCTATTTGAGAGGCAGGCATCCAAGTTTCAAGGACATCCGCTGTCCTGTTACTGGCCCTAACGTGTTCTTTGTTTATTTCGATCTGTTCTTTCAAATCCGTCCGAAGTTCAGTAATTCGCTGATCCCGTTCGGATAGTCTAAAAGCTCGTTCTCGAAAAAGAGCCACTGCCAGTACCACACTCATAACTGCCAGCACCCCGACGACGCCGCCGCCCACACCATCAAATATCCACTCGAAAGGCACGCTAGTGTCCTATGGGTCTAAGTCCTCGAAAAGAACGGGCTGGTAGGAATACGGACTTCCTGCCGTGTATATGGTCGAGACGTAAGCTGTCGAGTACGCACCGTTCACCCGGGCCTGTACTTCACTGTACTGTAGAGCGGCGTTCTCGGCAGTGAGAAGTCGCCTGCTTATCATCTCGAACCACTGGGAGCGCTTCAGTCCAGAACGACCGGACGAAAGGTCGTAACTGGACGCCGCCGCACTCTGGGCCGTCTGCCACGCGTACCAGCGTGCGATAGTACGAAGCTTTGCCACATCGGTAACGTCCGCGATGGGCGTACCAATGATAGCTGCCACTTCCTGAACCGCTTCGAAGATCTCTGGGCTTTCGTCCGTCCACCCGAGAGCGGTAGCGGTAGTAGTCAACTCCGTGACCATAAAAGCGGCCAACTGGTCCTCGGTGTACGATTCAGGTAGTGGCATTGGTCATCCCCGCCGCTGCACTCGAACCGGAGCGCGCTTCGCGGGCGGCTCATCCGGCGCAGATGGCTCGGGGGCCGCCACCCCGTCCTCTGTCTCTCCGGTGCCCTCTTCGCTTTCACCGGTGGCCTCCGCCTCCGGCTCCGCCTCCGGCTCTAGTTCGATCTCTGGCTCCGCTTCACCCTTCGCCAACGCGACCAGCTTTTGGAGGATGACGGCGAGCGCCTCGGCACGAAACAGGCTCTTGTATGCCGGTTCCCGTACGTGCGAACCGGCATTTTCCATCGCGAGCCGGTCGTCGTCCAACTCTGGGAACAACTCGGCTAATTCCTTGACGGACGTGGCGATCTGGTCGTTCGCCTGCTTCACTCTGGCAGCGAAAATACCTCGGTCCATTGGGACTCCCTATGAAACGGACCCGGTGGGGGAGGAAATCCCACCGGGTCCTTGGGTACCGCCTTGGCCTGGGCCGGGGGACCCTTACGCCATCGGCGATTCGTAACCGGTCGGGACGTCGTAGGAGGCGTCGCCAATCTCCATGACCAGTGCCCCGACCCGGTTCCACCCTCCGAAGCCAGCATGCCGAAGCCACTGGCGCTCGTACCACGGGTAGTCTTCACGCTCCGCGATCTGACGGAAACCCTGCAGAGCCGGTGCCGGATGCTGGCGCATCTTCAACGGGCGCTCGCCACCGGTCATCATCCCGATGATTCGGGAGTCCGGGAGGTTGGCCCACTCGAAGATCCAGACGCCAGCGTCGTGGTAGCCAAGAAGCTTGCCGGGCGTGCTGAGGGAGATACTCCCGATCAACTCGGTGACACCTGACCCCTGCCGGAGGTTCGGGTCGGACTCCCGATAGAAGCCGGCCAGAGCCTTGATGGAAGTAACCAAGTTGGTCGGGACCAACGCGATCACCTGCCCGGAATTCTCAGGATGCTCGGTCAACTCGTCGTAGATGGTCGGGAACGGGTCGTGCGCATCGTCGATGGCATCGGCCTGTCCGAGATAGTGGTTGTCGGTCGCGCCGTTGTCCATGCCGGACCGAATCTGGTAGACGGTCGAGTCGCCGTTGGCCATACCCTGCACGGTCAGCGAGCCATGCTCGTCATCCGAGAAGGTCCATGAAGTGCTGGCGAAGAGCGCCGCCAGAATGTGGTACCGCATCCAGCGCGTGTCATTGATAGTGATGGTGGTCAGAAGCCGGTTAACGTCGGCCACCGTCATGGTCTGCATCGTCAGGTAGTTCGCGCCCCAGGCGTCCCCCGCCATGTGCAGAGGGAATCCCAAGTCGTAGTACCCAGTCGTCCGGCGGGGTCGAACCCGGCCATTCTCGTCGACCGGCTGGAGCGAACCAGTGCCGGACATCGTTCGGAATCGGGTCTTGAACTCGGTCGTTGGCTCCGCGAACAGTGACATCAGCGTGTTGATCTGGCGGTTATGCTCCGCCTCGACTTCCGCGATGGCCGTATCGATGACGCCGACGCCGACTTCCGTTACCCGCTCGCTGAAAGCGTCAGCGAGATTGTGGAAACCCCAAAGTACCTGGTTAGCCACTTCTTGCCTTCCCTTTCTTAGAGGTCGATCTGCAGAAGCTTGTCGTAAGCGGTACCCAAGGTAACGCCCGTGGCCGGAATCACCCGACCGATGACCACGCTGACGGTGCCGGCCGCCGTGTCAGGCATACCGTCCGTATCGGACAGGTAGACCGGCGCGTCGTACGCGAGCGCGTCGATGTTGTAGCCGGTCGCGACACCTTTTCGAACGGCGGTAACCGGCATACCAGCCGCTACCGTCTTCGTGGCAATTCCCCAGACGCGGGCTTCTCCCGAAGTGGTCCCGTTCGCCTTGGTGAACTTGCCGGTGGTGGTGTTGATCTTGACCAGCTGACCCGCCGTCACCGCCTCGTCAGTCGGGAGAGTCATCTGAATGAAAGACTCTACGACATTGAAGCGATTGGCGGTTACGAGTGCAAGTGCCGTCACTTGTGGCCCCTCTTCTCTCTACCGGCTTACCACGCCGATCGATATACCTGTGCCTGTTGATTCTTGAAGCGGGCCTGTTCTTCCTCGTTTAGGCCGCCCTTGGCGTCCTTGTTCGGGTTCGGACCGGCGGGCGGGGCCTTCTTGTCCCCAGTGCCCTTGCTGTCGTCTTCCTTCTTGTTGACCAGATGGGGCTTTGCGGCTGCGAGAGCCTTCAAAAGCTTTTCGACGTTGGTCGGCTTGCCGCCGTCGTCGTACTCGATCTGGTCCTTGTCCAGGAGACGAACCGCGTCGTCCGGGTCGATGAACCCGAGTTTAGAAGCTGCCCGGTCCACCGCTCGTTCCAGACGCTCCGCCTTCAAAGCGTCCTGCGTAGCGGTAAGCGCGTCGTTGGCCTTTTGAAGGTCAGACGTGGCCTTCTCGACCGCCGTCTTGTCCTTGTCTTCCAGATCATCGAGGCGCTTCTTGATGGCGTCGAAGTCCTTCACCTTGGCCTTCAAGTCCTTTTCGGACTGTCGCAGCCGGTTGATGGTCTTCATGCCACGGTCTTTATCCCAAGGCTCTTCGTCGTCCGTGTTGTCGCCGCCGTTGTCGGGCGGCGGGTCCCCTTGACCGTCCTTCTTATCCGGATCCCCCGCCGGAGGATCGTCACCTTCTGCGCCGCCAATGACCGGCATTCGATACCCGTCCGGGAAGACGAGGTAAGTCACACCGTCGATAACGGCTCGCTTGTACGAACTCTTGTTCGAGGGGGCGACGCTAGACATCTCGTCTAGCAACTGTTCGATGGACATTCCGACTCCTACGAGTAATCCGGATTCATTCACCAATAGTATAGCACTACCGGCTATGTCCCGTCAATACCTAAACTGCTACACAGTCCCCATCAGCAGTATAGCAGAAAGGACGTACCTCAGGCAGTCAGGAAATCACGCGGCGCGGCTCCACCCTAAGGAAAGATTCCGAAGACGCCACCACAGCGCCCGTGCCCCGCATCAGATAGCGCCATTTCCCGGCCTGATCGATTTCTACCTGAGCGTAGAACCGGCCGGCCGACTCGCGGGTCAGGGTCCCGTCAACGCCCGCCGAAGGCCACCCGTACTGCAACTGCGTGCCATCTGGACGCTGAATCAACAGGAAAACGGCAGTTGGGTCCGTCGCTGCCCCGTTCAGAGTGAACGGATCGCTGATTGGCTCGCCGGTCACCGGATCGAGAATGTCTTCACCGGTAGTCGGGTCCTCTAGCGGGTTCCCGAACCTGATCAAATCTCCAATGTCTGTCAATCTGGTACCCCAATTCGTAGGCTACCGACGCTAACGGCGTCAGCTACTCGAAGACCAACCGCGATGGTACCGGCTCTCACTGACCCGACCGCTACAGCGTGCAGACTCACCGTACCCGGGAGAGACGGCGCGTTCATTTGTGCCGAAACCACCGAAACGGCAGTAACCAGCCCGGCAATGCTTATAGAAACACTAACGACGCTAGCAACCGCGCTCTGAGCAGACGTTGACCCGGCTACACTGACAGCTACGCTAAGTGTACCGGCTACGGAACTCTGAACCGTTACTATGCTCGAAACGCCAGCCGAAACGTCGAGGGTTCCCTGAGCCTGACTCTGAGAGTTCGCGGACGCCGAAAGCGAAACCGCTACACTGAGCGACCCCGAAACCGTACTGACCGAAGCTACAGTAGTATTGAGCGCCTCGTCACTACCAGCGGCTGCGTCTACTGTTAGTGAAGCGCCCGCCGTACTGACAGCTGCCGAAACAGCCGCGACTCGAACCGTCGAACTAAGTACCCCGCTTGCTAGGGAAACCGCGTTCGACTGGCCGGCTACGCCCGCCGCGACAACCAACGCCCCCGAAATGGCAGACTGCCCAGTCGAAAGCGCCACAAGGCGCGGCGCTGCTGACAGAACGCCCGAAACCGTAGCTACTGCGTCAGTGCCGGCTCGGAGTCCAGCCGCGACCTGTAGCGCCCCGCTCAGACCAGAGACGCCATCGGTACCGCCGCGTACTCCGGCCGCCACGGTCAAAGAACCTGATACCGTCGAGACGGCGTCAGTAGCGGCTCGAGTTCCGGCAGCTACCCGGATAGCGCCGACCACAGTCGAAATCGCATCCGAAGACGCCGCTACCTTGACCGGTACCGAAAGACTACCTGAAACCGTGGATACGCCGTTTGATGCACCAGCGGGATTGACCGACGAGGAAAGAACGCCTGCCGCCGTCGAAACTCCGGTGACTAGACCGGCTACGGCTTCCGAAGCGCCGCCAGCCGACCAGCCAGAAGGAATGTCCGACGAAACCGTCGAACCGACAAGGCTAATCTCATCATTGTTGTTGGCGGTAAGGTCTTCGACCGGGTCGGTAGTAGCCGCCTGATTGAAGTGCCACAGTCCAGACGGTGAAAGCGCCGTCCAGTTAGCTAGGTCGTCTTCGAGAGTCTCAACATTAGCATCTGAAAGATTGGAGTTCCAAAAGCCCGCTACGACGATGGTACAAGGCGTGAACTGGTCCGTATGTCGGCCAGCAATAGCCAGCTTACCGCCAGCCCCAGGAGTACCACCATTCGATGCCGTGCCGCCTGTGTTTTCATGTACCCACGTCGCGGTAGAATATCTATAAAGATGGACTCTGGGAGTAGTGGTACCGGTAGCCTTGCCGCAAGCCACCAAGTACCATTCATTGACCACCAGAGCCGTAGAGCCTGCCGGTGCCGACGCACCGTTCGACATACCAACCTGACCGCTAGAGTTGATAAACACGCCAACCTGGTTCGCATTGGCCGAAGTCTGGAAGCGCATCCAGGCGCGAGTGCCCGAATGCGCAGAGTTGATGCGTATGATAGCGGCGAAGGTACCGTACCCCACATTGAGTGGGGAGGTACCCGCCGAAACCTTGACTACATCATCTACGCCGTCGAACGTTCTGGACATCTTAGTTCGGGACCACTACGCCGGTAGCGTCGTACTGCTTGCGAAACCGATTCGCGTTAGGGACAGTAGACCGATTCTCGATACTGCGCGCTGTCGGGGCGATGAACTGGCTCAAACAGATATTCGGGTAATCAAACCCGAACTTATTTGTTTTCTGCGAGCAACGGGCGGAGTCTTGGCCGCTGACGATCTCCCCGAACTGAGTAGCCCAGAAAGTCGCACCCTTCGGCGCACCGCCTCGATTCGGCGCTACCGCCGAGTCTCCCAGATGTAGCCCCAACTCGATCTCGCGGTCAATTCCCAAGCAGGCCGGGGACGAGTAGCCGTATTGGCAAAGGACCACCCAGTATTCAGGGTACTGGTTCTCTTCGGGAAAGTACATGGTGGTCGAGTTGCAGATGGTCCAGCCGATGTCTGGTCCCCACCCCGAAGTAAATCCGTACCACTGTTCGCAGTTGCGGCCCATCTGGAGCGCAGCCAAGTCCGTCACCAGGACGAGCGGACGTTGACCGTTGTCGTTTAGCGCCCGACTGCGCCGGCTGGCGACCGGGTCACCGCTGTTGTACCAACCCTGCCAGTGTGAAACAGCCCCCGTCGAGTCCTTCAGAAAAAACTCATACGAGTGGTAGCGGGCCGACCGCTCCATCTGGTTCGAGGCGATGTGCACCCGGGCGTAGACTTCCTGCGTGCCGCCGACCTTGTCTTTGAAGGTAGCGTGCATGCCCTTCATACTGGTGTGCTTCGCCGTATTTTCAGCGGCTGACGTGTTGCCGTGAAAACCGGTGGTGTGATCGAACCCTACCTGATACCCTGCCGCCTGGATCCAAGCAGGCGGCGCGTCGCCGTGTTCGTGACCATGCGACGGCGCGTGCCAGCGACTCGGGTCGTGGCCGGTAGCTTGCGCCAAGGCATCGTGCACGCCTTCGTGAGGGACCAGATCATGCAGCAGCAGCATCATAGATGCTACTGCCACGAACGCCAGCAAACGCGGTGCCATGTGTCCTCCCGGACTAATCGAGGGTAATGTCGAGATCCCCGATGGCGAAAGACGGCGTGTCGAGCGCGTCGATGGTCTTCGAAGCAGTCAAGTCACCCCAGGCCAGGAGGTTTCCCGAAGTCGAGGCGTCGAAGATCCCGAACGCAACCACGACGCCCCAACCCGAAGGCGTGGCCTGCGGAAAGGTGAAAGCGGTGCCGTTGGCCTTCGCGCCAGCCGATGCGGCCGGGAAGTTGGTAGCGTTGTTCGTGACCGCCACGCGGGCGTACGCGTTGCCGCTGCACTCGGTACCGCCGCCTGAATCGGATGGTGCTGCCGTGAACAGTGCCACGTACAGCGTAGCCGGCGCGGTGTAAGCCGCCGCACCGAACACGTGGTCGAGGACTTCCAGTTCCAGGAAGTTCGAAAAAGAGCCTGCCATTACCTAGGTCCACCTTTCGAGCCGATGTTGATGATGCCGTCACGCCGAACGAACTTCTTCTTGAACACCATCGGCGCACTGCTGATAACGACTGGCTGCATTCCGTCGATGGTTTGGCCCGACATGATTTCACCCTTGATCGGGTCTATGACGTTGAACCCGAACCATCGGAGAACCCTGCCGTCCGGCTGCTCCTGCTCACGCATTCCGGCGAACCGGAGCGTGAGGTTCGGCAGCACGATTTCTTCCGTCTCGTCGGGACTAGCTTCCGCTAGCTGGCCCAACTCGTGAAGAGCCATCTGGGTTTGTGGCTGCGTCTCGTTCGTTTCCTGGTTGTCCATTTTGGTTTCCCCCGGTAGTCTGCGCCAATTCGAGAGCCTTCTTTTCGGCTTCTTCCTTGGCCCTTTGAATCTCGGCGGCGATAGCGGCTATCTTGTCCTCCGAATAGCCAACCCGCCGCAAAGCTTCCTCAACGGGTAGCCCCGCGTCGATCCACGTAGCGAACGCCCCGGAAAGATCCCTCTCTTCCTGCACTTTTTCCAAGGACCCCAGAGGGAACACGTCTTGTTCCTCGAACTCGTGTTCCAAGTCCCCCGCTTCGAAAGTCCCCAGGGAGTCGAAGCCGTCAATGCCGATGTGTTGTCCGATGGTGATGGCCATCTGGTCGGCCAACGCCAGCTTTTCCAAACCGACGCCCCGCGCTTCCTCAACTTGGTCGATGGCTGGCGTCAGCTTGAACCGAATTGCCCTACCTGAAAGGTCCGCGCCGGTCAACTCGGTAATCTCCGCGTACGCGAGCGCCGGCATGATCCGCTTCAAATGGTTGTCGTGGTCCTGGAGAATCTGCAGAACCGCTTCGTAGTTGATGTTCGGGATCAGATGCTCGATGCGCTGGTTTCCGGGCAGTCGAAATAGCTTCTTCTTTCCGACCAGGATAGAACCGTCTGACCCGACAGTCCCCATCGCGCCGTTGAACGTCTCGACCACCGGAGGCGGCAGCGGGCGGTTGTTGGCGTCAACCCCCTCCGACCGTAGGACGGTAGCGCCGTCTGCTTCCTGGAAGACCAGCCCATGCAAGTTCGTGGCCGAAAGGTCGCCCTCGACTATTGTCTCGATTTGAAGCTGAACTGCCCCAAGAGCGCGCCTGCCACCAGCCTGCTTGAACGGGACCCGCACAATCGGCACGAAGTCGATGCCGAAATCGGCCAGAGAAGTCACGTCCAGGGGAGTTCCAAGATCCTTGACCTTGGTGGCGTACGCGTCACCGCGAACCTCCCAGGTAGTGACGGTGCCTTCGTCCTTGGACCAGATTTCGACCTTAGACATCTGCTTACCGGCATTCGGCCCAGTGCGCGGCTCGAAAGGGATGCAGACTCGAACCCAAGTAAGGTAACCCCGGGCGTCTTCCTCGTAGTCGGAAACGTACGTGGCCTCGATGTATTCGAACCACACCCGCTGCTTTTCGACGTCTCCGACAACCTTGATGAAGCCCTCGCCCAGGAGCGAAACCAGCCGCGCGAACTCCCGAGACTTGCCCTTCCAGTTGGACCACTTCCAAACTCGAATGAGCGCCTCGTTCAGTCCTTCCTGCTTGGACTTCACCACGAGCGGGACCGGCCACATCTTCGCCCCGAAGAAGTCTACCACCGATGGGACAGGGTTTCGGATGGCACGAATCTGAGCAGTCGAACGTGCAATCTGGACGTTCGCGTCAGCCAGTGACTCGTACAATCCATTCGAAAAGTAGAACAGATGCAGGAGCCGGCACATAGTCCGGTACGACAACTCGGCCGGTGCCAAGTCCTCGTAGGTCTTGACTTCTGCCAGAGCCGCCCCTACCGTCCCTCTGATGGTGTTGTTGGCCGCATTCGGACGCAGAAAGCGGTTTAGGACTTGTCGTACGCTCATACTAGCAGTCCTTCTTTCGCCCGAATTCGAACCCAGTCACAGTCTGGGTAATGCGCTTCGCCGTTCCAAGCCGCGCACCACAGACAAGACGTGGTGATGTCCGCGTACGGGTCTTCCGTCTCCGTGATTTGTTTGATTTCATCGGCGCTCATGACGCCTCCGCCACTTTCAGTTCGATGATACCGTCAGCGGCTAGTTTTTCGGCTCGCTTCTTTAGCCGCCAACCCTCGGCCAGGACCATCCACAGGTAGTCGATCATTGAACTGAACGTATCAATATCGTCATCATGCTCAATGTTCGGGTAACGGAAGAGGGTTCCATGTGGCTCTGGCCCGGCAAACGGGATGAGCCAGGAGTTGACCGCCTCGTCCGGGTACGGTAGTTTGACCATGTCGCGGCTAGGCCAGAGCGCCGCTTTCTTAGCGCGGTAAATCTTTGACCCCAGAGGCAGAAACGGCTTGATAATGCCGGCGAGCCACGGAGGGTCCGTGCCCGACTGTAGCTGCTGCAGAGCCGAAATACCCGAAGCTTTGTCCTCAATGACGACCGCTTCAAGCTTCCCATCGTAATTCCATTCCCGGGCAGTATCTTGAATCAACGGAATCAGATCGAAGAACTGCACCTTGCTTAGCGTAATCTCCCGAATCAGGAGCGTGTAGTCCCGAAGCAGTTCCGCGATCATGATTGCCGTGTAGTCGTTTTCTTCGCCGTCCTTGAACGCCGAGTCAACGGTCATGTACCGGTACAGCGTCCGGCGCGCCAGGGTCTGGTCGTGGAAGTCATACCGGTTGCGGTCACCTTCGAACCACTCCCGCTTGAAGACGGAACCGCCCGCCTGCGTCGGTCGCTGCTGTAGCTGCCCCGCCGCGATGTCTTCGGTCATGTCGACCGTCATCTCGGTGAGCGCTTTTTCGTCCATTCGCGCGGGCCAGAGCAGTTCGCCTTCGAGTTGACGCCGGTCGTGTTCGAGATCCGCACCGCAAACGTAGACGCTAGGCTCGTACCGCGCCGGTAGGACCAGATGGTCGTACTGTCGCGAGCCGTCTTGCCGTTGCTTCTGGTTGATGTGCCCGGTCAAGTCGATGTCGTGAATCCGCTGCATGATGACCAGCCGAAGCACTGTTCGGGGGTCGTTGCCGCGTGAAGACATCGTGGCGTCCCACCATTCCTCATTCGCTGTCCGAAGGAGGTCCGGATTGAACGCGTCCTTGGCCTTGTGCGGGTCATCTGCGACAATTACGTCGCCACCCTCTCCGGTAATACCAGATGTGGTTGACGTAGCGACTCGAAACCCGCCCTTGTCGTTTTCGTACCGCATCTTCTGGTTCTGGTCGCCGCTTAGTTCGAAACGGTCCTTGAACCGGGCTTGGTAAAGCGGCGATCGGATAAGGCGGCGCGTCTTGATGGCATCTCTGATCGACAATTTCAGATCGTAAGAGCCATACATGAACTTCTTGTGCGGATGCCGTGTCCAAATCCATGCAGGCCAGAAGACCGACACCAACAAGGATTTCATATGCCGTGGCGGCACGTTGATAATTAGATTTTGAATCTGACCGGCGGACATCGCTTCTAGATGCTCGCATATAACCTCGATGTGCCAGCCGTGGACGTACTGAACGCCCGGCTCGACTACGGGCCACATTTCCCGAACGAAATCCAGGAGCGTCATCTCGACTCGCGGAGCGGGCGGCGTAAGCCGCTCTATCAACTCCGCGAAAGAAGCCTGCAGGAGGGTAGGCTTTTCCGGCTGCCATAGCGTCATTCGGCCATAGCCTCCGCGAGTTCTTCCTCTAGGGTTGGCTCCTGGATGGGCGCACCACGGTTCATCAACATAGCCAATTCGGCCTTGATCTGAGCAAGAATTACCTCATCGTGCACGTACCGGAGTACGATGTTGGCCATCCCGCCGACCAGACCGGCCGCTTGCTGCGCCGTGATGAATTGCTGCTTGGTTTCAAGTAGCTTCCGCTCTGTTTCCGAAAGCTTGCGCCGCTGCTCGACGGCCGTATTGATGTCGCGCCACGCCATAGCGTCCGAAGATCCCCGACGAATAGTATCAAAAATCTTCTTTAGCATGAACGGTTGCAATTCGGTAGCGGAATCTTCGTACTCTTCCACCATTTCCCG